TACAAACGAACAATATGAAGAACAACAAAAAGAATACCTCAAAGGTAAAAAATTTCGGTAAAGGATACACTTGGGATAAAAACCGAAACAAGTGGATGGTAAGAATTAGAGCAAACAATAAATCGTATTTTCTTGGTAGATACGAAAATGAAGTGGAAGCAAGAATGGTTTATTTATCTGCTCTATTATACAGAACTGCTATTTACGGGCTGGTGGAGTATTAGTCCCATTAGCAAAAGGAACTTTACCATCAACCTGAATATTCTTTGGTTGTTCTGTCACTGGTGATTTAACTAGTGCCTTTGTATCAGTATCATATTTGTATTTAACCCAAATGTGCTTACAATTTGCACCACCTCTCCATTCAAATACTGAATAACTATCTGAACCACCTTTACCTAAACCAGGATTTGTGGAGTTCAATCTAACAATATCTTCATACCTCATCAACGATGCATTTGTTCTACGGACTAACTCCATACAAAATCTTCTTGTGTTAGGTCCAATAAAAGATGGTCCATACTCTGTTGAGATATAACGATATAAATTCATTACCTTGAAATTCTCTTGTTTCCCGAACTCAATAGTTTTAGATGGAATACCTTTTGTATCATCTTCATTAACTTCCCAAATGTAATCTAGACTATTAACATCACCTATTCCAATACCCAACTCATCAATAGAAACTCCAAGATTATTTAATACTTCATAAAAATCTTCTTCTTTTGCCAATTTTTCAAAGTATTCAAACTTATAGTTATCACTCAACTTTGGGTGGTTGATTACTTCTTCAGGTGTAAATTCATTTGTTATATCGCACATATTCTTTTTTAATTAAATTTTAATAACTCCCATTAACAAATCCACCGCAACCATTGCAAGGGTTTGTTAGTCCGTAAGGTTCTAACCAAGTTCCAAGAGGATATTGTCCTCCGTAAGATGGTATGTGTATTCCTGTAAAGTAACTTTGAGCACTCTTTGGCATGTTGTCTTTTGCTGCTGGTGATGCATAAGTAGGGAACAAATAATTGTAATTAAGTAAGAATACAATCAATCTTCTCTTGTAGAACTCTGCTGTATCCAACACAGCATTTCTTAAATACTTCAACTCTGATAAATCAACTGGTGTTGAGTTTTCTGAACTCTCTTTTGAAATTGATTTATTGGTTGCTTTGAAGGCTACAAACGGCATCGCCAAATAGAAAGCATACTGGGCGCACATGGGTTGTATGTAGTTCCTCATCAACGATGTTTCATCAGTGTTAAGAGTATTATTTTTAACCCCATCTTTCAAATGGTCGTAGAATGTAGCACCCAATACTTCTTGCAAATATGTTGTTTGGGCTTGGATAATAAAAGGTGTCAATTTGTCATCATCCACATTGTCCTCAATCGGCGTGTTCTCACGCAGATAAGTCATAGATATAAAATAAACTACAGGTGTAAAAGCCATCTTATTTAGTTTTGATTTAATTTATTTGAAAATGCCAATGGTGAACTTTCTTCTTCAGTTAAAACTCCTGTCTCATCAACATTTGCATAAGTTTGTAATTTCAACTCTTCTTCAATACCAACATCATATAGAACCGTATTCACCGCATATTCTAATTGTTCTTGTCTTTGAGTTATATAATACACACTAAATTCTGCTAACAATTCCTTACGCTCATCTGTTGAACCCAATTTACCTGGTGTAAATGAAACCAACTGAACAGGACATTCGTGAGCCTGTGTGATTTGGTCTTTAACCATCTCTTGTAATAGGATAAATCTTGTATCACTATCATTTAATTGGATTGGTGTAAGTTCAGGTGCTTGTTCTTTACCCTCCGAGTAGGTTATGATAGCCTTACCAGACCCATCTGCACCTTTGTAGTTTCTTTGAAACTCTCTAAAGAATTGGTTTTGTTCATCTTGAGTTGGAATACCTGTTGAAAAGTTAAGTATGAATGAAGGAGCAAATCCTTGTCTTACTTGATTGATATGAAACTTACCAATTTGGTAATCCAAGTCAATGTAGTTAATCGCAGTAGAATAATTTGCAATAGGATATAAGTGACTGTGGGCAGGGTTTGGTTCAATATAGTATAGCAATTGACGACCAGTCCTATCTGATGGGTCATACTTTTTAATGTATTCAGGTTTGTTTTCTTCTCGCTTTATGTTCGCCCAATCTTTTGAATACCAAAAGTAATCTGCTTCGCTCTCGTCCTCTTTCAAACCAATTCTAACTGTATGTACTGGCAAGTAGTTAAAATCAAAGCCAGTCCCTTCTCTGTTCCAAATAACCTCTAAACAGAAACCATTATAGATTTCAAAATCTTTGGAAATATACCTAAACAAATGTTCTATTCTATTTTTTCTTGCCCATCGTTGTAACGCAGGGTTGATAATAGGCTTCAAACCAAAACCTGCAGATAGTTTTGACTTTTTGTTTATAATCGCCTTATTCAACGGACTACCATAGTTATTGTATAACTCCAATAAATAAACAGGATACAGATTATCTGCACCCCAAGAAATGAAGTGGTAATCACCTTTCTTTTCAAACTTATAGACAGGTGGGATATACGCCTCGTTAAATGTAAAAATCTTTACAGACGCTCCTTTTGTTTCGTTAATTTCGTTTTCCATAATTATTCAAATACATATTTCGTTTCAGTTGATGTGTATATTGGGTCGGCTGTGGTTCCTGAACTATAAATATAAGCCGCTCCTGTTTCAACAACATCATTTATTGTAAGGGCTGATGTAGATAAAGTAACCCCTGTCGTTTGCCATACCTTGTAACTATATTGTCCTTCAATTAGATTGTAAGGACTTAAATTGATTGGGAAATAGTTATACCTATTCACATTGGCAGAAGTATCACCAGTCAAAAATAACAGGGTCGTATCTTGTTTTTGCTTACCATCCAATTCCAAAATATATGTTGTTGCACTTAATGGAAAGGTTGTTTTCTCCAATAAAGTGAATGGAACAGAAGTGGTTTGATAATTTGCAATATGTAGCATCTTTTTTCTTAAATATTTTTTTAAGTTTTTTGTTCTATTTTATGGTGGAATGAAATAAATGCGTATCTTTGTGATATGGAAAACAGACAAACATATATCTTTAAGAGCAGCCTAATCAGAGGAACTATGGGTATGCTAAACGACGAATACAGAATGGAAGACAAAGACGGGGCATACCAATACCTAATGGATGTTACTGGCTCTACAACTGAAGATGACATCGTGCCACTCTTACGCCAAAAGACGCCTGAAGAACTTATCCAAATCAACGTTACAGTTGCAACTTTCTTAAAACAACAAGTAGTGTATACTGGTCCATCTTCTCTCACTGTAGAGGCATATAAAGAATATGGTCCGTATAAAGGTGACTAAAAAAAAATCAAAAAAGTTTTGGCAGAACCAAACTAAATACATATCTTTGTAGAAACAATAAAAAACACAGAACTAATGAATATAGAGCAAATAGTTAAGAAAGGACAACTTGTTAGAAAACGACTTCTAAAAGTTGTAGAGAGAGCGGTTACTTCATCTACTGATGCCGCATATCCACACACATACATCTACTCACCTCCTGGTTTGGGTAAAACACACACTGTAAATCGTTACTTAAAAGAAAACGATATGTTATACTTTGAGATATCAGGTGCTGTATCCTTGTTTGCTTTCGGTGTATCCTTAGCAACCATCCGATACAACTACCCTAACGAAAAAATCATCGTATCTGTTGATGACTGTGACGGCATCTTCAAGACAGAAGAGAACATCAACATAATGAAAAACGTGTTGTCAGGTTCACGCACTTTCACTTATCAGAAAAGTATGCAATCACTTATCGGCAACTTAAGTGATGTTCAACAAGATGCTGTCAATCACTTCGCAAGTGATGAGCGCTTAGGTTTCCAAATCCCTTGTGAGAACTTCATCTTTATCTTCACATCAAACTTTCGTTTACCAAACGACGATGAGGTTACTGTGGCTCGTGAAAAGGGTGGTAATGCAAATGTTCGTAAAGTTCACCTTAACGCAATCCGTTCTCGTTGTAAAACTATGGACTTTGAGTTAGACAAAGAAACACACTTTGGTTGGATTGCAGATGTTATCCTCAACGAAAACTTAACACCTGAAGTGTCTTATGACCACAAAGTAGAAATCCTTACTTGGGTTTACAATAACTGGTCTAATATGACTGAGCGTTCAATCAGAACACTTGAGAAGATGGCACAATCTATCGTAGATGAGCCTGAAGACTACCAAATGATATGGGATATAGACTACTTAAAATAATGTGTTATGAATAAGAGAGACCAAATCCAACAGGAAATAAATGATATCGTAGGTTCAAAGTATGGTAAAACATCTGATGGTAGTATCCAAAGATGGATTACTCTTACAAAAAAAGTATGTCAGTATACTTTAAGTGGTGAACTTGTTGCTACTTATATAAGTAAATATGAATGTGCTAAAAAAATAGGTTTAACACCTTCAAATCTTACAAAAAAAATATATGATGGAAGACCGTATAAAAATCACATCTATACTTACGAAGGTGAAAAACCAGTAATTGGTGAAACTAAAAAGACTGGAGTGCAAACAAAACCTATAATAATCTTAAATAAAAATAATGAGCAACTTATATGTGTTGCTACTTATAAAGATGTAGCCAACTATCTTGGTTTTGAATGGGATAAAAAAGAATGTCAAAAAATATCACACGCAGTAACTGGTGGCACTAAAACATATAGAAAACAATATATCTTAAAGTTGAAAGAAGATGAATAAACAAGAGCAAATACAGCAACAGATAAATCAACTTTTTCAAAGTAAGATAGGTAAAGTCCCTGATGGGACACTTTAGATGATGTCTAATGCAAAAAGTAAGGCTAAAATATACTATATCTATAATGCAAATGGAGAGTTCGTCCAAGAGTGTTTAGGAAGAAATGAAGTGACTAAACTATGTAAAATAAAACCAGAACAAAAAAGTCTTAAG